ATGATAGGACGAATGCGTACTGCACATGAACCATCATGTGATGATTGCACTAGCAGGAATGCAGCATGTGGGTCATTGGCTACGTTTACACCAATAGGTAGTTCCATAACCATCCAGATGTTAGCACCGTTATTGTACTCACCTGCTGCTGTGTATCGTGCATCGCCTGAATCTACTAGCGTATCTAATGCGCTGAATACTTCCATGTTCTGCACAATCTTATACTTGTCACCGACTACACCAATCACTTGGTTGTCATTGTCTTTGCCAAGTTTAATTACTGCCTGCTTTTTAGGGACAGGATAGTAATCTGTTACTGACTCGAACTCGTTGACCTTATTAGAAACATATGCCTGCATATCTGCAAGCATTACATTCCAATCAAGACCAGCCTGCTTTGCTGCTTCAGATGCAGAGCCAGCGTTGACTGCAACGCCTGCTCTAGTCCAAGCCTGTCTGTTTAGTTTAGCCAGTGATTTGTTATTGTATTCTTCTGTTACTTGTTGCATTGTTCTCTCCTTCTGTTGTTGTTACCACGATGCGTGGTACTCGAACTCTTGGTCTTCCGAACTGTTATCTATAATATCATTTAATCTTTCAACTGTCTCTTTAATGTTTTCCCAGTACCAGTCATCAACTTCCTGACTGCCAAAGAAGAATCCACTACTAGGTGGCAGTAGTTCTTCAGCATAGTCTGCTGTCTGTACTCGTAGAACTTCAGCACATGTATCACGTAGTCTGATAAGTAATGGTTTGCTTATATGAATAGGGTCGCAGTTATCTACTGCTCCTGTCTCTTCAATAATCCAACCATGAATAGCATTAGCCTTGCGCCAATATGCTACTTGCTCTGTATCTTTACGATATAAATACATATCTAATCCCATGATTAGTTAGCCTCATCTCCGAAGATATTCTTTACCACCTGTGGGTGTAGTTCTTCACGCATACGAGCAAATGATTTAGGGTCCCAGTTTACTTGGAATACACGGCTAAGTAATCTAGCAAGAGAGTAACTTGGCTGTGCATTTGTTAGTGTTAGGAATGCATCTGCTGTCTTGCCTAGTTCATACTGATACTGAGCAAGCAATGCTGCTGGTGCATTGACATATGGTGTGTCGGTTGGTGCGTTGTCTAGTAGGTGTTCCAGTACAGCGAGAGTCTTCTCTTCGCCATACTTACCCATGATACCGAGTGCGAAGTCACGTACCTGAATGTCTGTCAGATAGTAAAGCACACGTGTAGTTGTAACCTCATCCATATTCAATGGTACGAATGATGAGAAGAATTCATCAATCAACTCAGCGCCTTCGCGTTGGATGCTGACATCTTCATTGTTTTCTAGTGTCTTGTATTCGTTTTCTTTAGTTGTCATTGTTTCTCTCTCCTTCTAGTCGTGTATCTATCCACCGATGGATAGACATTCTTGCGCCATACATTTTTATAGCATCTTGCACCCAGAACAAAGCATTGTCATCGTTATCTGTTTGAACTGAGATTTCTACTTGCACTATGTATTTCATTAGTACCAACCATGCTTTCTCCAGTGTGACCATGCGATTGAAGGCTTGTCATATCTGTGTTCGATGTAAGCCAGCCCCTTCTCAATCTGGAGAGGGGCGGGCGTTCCAGGCTTGGTCTTTAATACTTGGGCTACACCATAGGCTGTGGACTTAGGGTTGGCTGCCTTATGATTCCATGCTGATTCTTTACCCCATAGTTTCTTCAAGGCTGACCACTCACTGCGTCCCCATTGTGGATACTCAAGTGCAATGTAACCACGAGCATATGTCTTCGACATATAGGGTGTCCAGTAGTGAGGTGCAACAGTCTGCTTAACATAGTCTTCGTCTGTTGCTATCTGCTTGTCTACATATTTGACATACGATTTGATTGGTATGCCAAACATGGTTGCAAGTATTAATATACCTGCACTTATGATTGCTTGGTACTTCTTTGCTGCCGTAAACATGGCGCTCCTAACTTAGATTAGTCTGCATATACTACATCAAATGGCTCATCTGGTTCATTGCATACGCACTCCCAGATAAAGCAACCACAATCCTCACACTCTTGGTCTTTGTCTAGCGCTATGTCGTCTTCTTCACGTGGCTCACTCATTAGTAACTGTCCTCTCATCTACTATAACTTTACGTCTACGTATACTGATACCACGATTGGTTAAGTATGCGTCATACAATTCCTTGTACTCATCATAGTATTTGTTAGCAAGAAATGTTTGTGCATAACTTGCAGCCTTGGCTCGTATCTTCATGATTTCATTCGGTGTCATAGTTTCGCTCCGCACTTGTCGCATATTAGGTTGTCTCCTGAATCTAAAGCATCATGCTTGGTTGCTTGCCAACATGTAGTGCACTGTATTCTAAAATCCATACTCATAGTCGTGCATCTCTCATGGTAGATTCTATCTCGTTTACTGTGTCCTGATGACCTGCTTCCGCAGAGTCATAGGTCTGATACCTACGGGTAAATGGTTCTACTTCCATGTCACGCTCATCAAATACCATGGTCTCATATAGGTCTAGACCATGGGCAAATGGCAATGCAACTGTAGATACTTGCAGGTTTGCTACTGCTGTCTTTAGATTCATCATCTGTGGTTTACCCTTGCCTCCCAATATCTACGGTTAGTCTTTAGTCTTAGGCGTAGCAGTTTATTATCCTGCTGCAATCTGTAGTTTGCAATGGTAGTTAGTACCATAATGAATATAGATGAGGCTAGGGCTATAGTAATACCTAGCACTTCTGTTGCTGATAGATACATAATCTCTCCTAGAATTATAATGGACTCACATTAGTCTGTACTTATACGGGAATGCCCGTCAAAAAAAGAGAGACAGGTGAGTGACATCTCTGCCACCCACCTGTTTTGTCTTTAAGCGTGAACCTCTACAGCATGTACTTCCAACTGAAGTGTTGGTGCGTACTGCTTTTCACGAGGCACATTAGGACGGCGGTCAAAGCGAGTGACCATGCGTCCTGTGATTGTGATTGGCATTGAGGCTTCTGTTCCTGCCTTGGTTGCACCTAGGATTTCACTTACAGTGGAATCATCTAGTGCAACTACATTCATGCCGACTACATATACCTGTCGGTCTGCAGTTCCATCTGATGTGCGTGATGTATCGCGTTGGTCAAACCAGCCTGTAAGCAATGTTCCACGCTCGTTTGTATATGTCTTTACATTCTTGATTGTACCTGTGATGCTGATTTCGTTCTTCACTTGCTTCTCCTTAGTTAGTTAGTTGATTACTTACTGGCTGGCAAGCCCGCCAAAGGCGACGGGCTTGCCTGCTTTGAATGCCTATCTGACATTCAATTCTAGTGGTCGGTCACATGCTTGGCAATCGTTGAATGCTTTTGGGGTAAGCAGATTGCACCAGTGACATTGAACTTCCCTAGCGCGTTGGCGCTGGTCGTCTAGTTCCCAGTATTCTTCATAGACACCTCCGTCTATGAGTTGTGCGATTGGTGGCAAGAACTCGCTACGCGTTACTGGTTCGTCTGTGTCTATGAACTTCACAGCGAGTTCTATTAACTTGAGGTTTTCGTCCCATCTTTCTACCATCTGTGCTCTCCTTGTTTGTGGCTTGATATATGTTTCTGACGCGACCCACTCGCTTGCCGAGGGAGCGTCACTTGTATCTATAGACAGGCAGTGACCTTCACCTAGCCTGTCGTCCTCATGCAGATTCCAAGCATTGTCATCTGCTCTAGCCTCTGCGTCATCTATGCAGGACTGACATTGGCTGGGAGGGAAACCCTCCGCAGTATCACGGGCTATCACCATGCACTCATAGCATTCATTGGTGACGCTCATACCTAGTGACTCGCTCATACATTCTCCCATTCACAGGTTGGCGATTCGCAGTAGCGGTAGTCGCATTGGGCACACGCCCATGCTTGGTTACTGCATAGTGGGCAATTGCTACCTGCTGGTACTGCATGGAACTCGTTAGTCGCGTGGTTCCAAGTGCACTCTAAACTAGACATAGTTACCTTTCCGTAGTTAGGATTTCTAACTACAGAATCCAGACCATCATAGGTCGGAGGGAATTGTCAAGGAATGCGAAGCGTCTATGAACTTGACAAGGAAGGAGACCTATAGATACAGACCATGCAACTGCCCGCAGTATATGCAGTTAAACTGGGCGCAGTACCTTTAGGTTTATTCCCGCCCCAGACTGTTGTCTATCCAGCGTGACAGACTACAGTACAACTGAGTCGCAGACTAACTGTCTGTGGGTCTAAATGACCCCAGACTGTTAAATATGATTGCTAATATAGTAGTGTATCTCTACCTAAAATATTTCCGTACAGTAGTACTCCCCTAGTCTGACCTGCAGTTTTGTAAATAGTTCTATAGAAAGTGTTCGTTTGACCTATTTGAACGGATTAATATATAGTAGATAGTAAAATAGTTCAGAAGTCTTTTTAGAGCCTTCTTCACTCTGTTACTATAGACTGTACTAAACTGCTACAAGGCAGGTGAATACTGTCCATAACTAGGGGGCTAGATGACGTTTGAAAAGGGGGCGACTAACCCCAAGACTGCCAAGACCAAGCAAGCCAAGGAGCAGGTTCTCCTTCACGTGGCTGAGGGAATGTCGTTGGCAAAGGCGATGGAAAAGGTAGGCTCAAAGCCCGATACCGCCCGCATCTGGATATACAGAGATGCAGACTTTGCCCGTAGGCTTGAGCAAGCCAAAGAGGATGCCAAGAGCAACTCTATCAAAGCCCTTGGTATCCCCAAGGAAGATATAACATTTGCCCAGTTCTCTGAAATGTTTTTGGGGTCGAAGGTATTTCCCCATCACCAAGACTGGATTGACTTGATTGAAGGGCGCGAACCTTCGTGGCTCCACCCTTCTATGACCTATGACCCAGGCGACCAGACTCGCCTATTGATAAACGTGCCTCCTGAGCATGCCAAGTCCACTGTGGTCACGGTGAACTATTCGACCTACCGTATCGCCATCAACTCTAACGTCCGCATCATCGTGGTCTCCAAGACGTTGAACAAAGCACGCGAGTTTGTATACTCAATTAAGAATCGGTTGTCCCACCCTCGTTACGCCAAGATGCAGAATACGTTCGGTCCTGAAGGCGGCTGGAAGGGTGACGCAGACACCTGGCGTGTAGATACCGTCTACCTTGGTGGCGATGCGCGTGATTCATCTGAGAAGGACCCGACTATCCAAGCCCTAGGTATGGGTGGTCAGATTTACGGTGCTCGTGCCGACCTGATTATTTTGGACGACTGCATCACTACGGCTAACGCCCATGAGTATGAGAAGCAGATTAACTGGCTACAGAAAGAAGTTATTACCCGTCTGGGCAAGAACGGTAAACTGCTTATAGTGGGAACGCGAATTGCGCCCACAGATTTCTATAAAGAGTTAAGAGACCCAAAGTACTGGTCTAATGGCAAAAGCCCCTTTACCTATATGGGTATGCCAGCAGTTCTTGAGTATAAAGATAAAGTTAAAAACTGGGTAACCCTTTGGGGTAGGTCTGATATTCCTTGGGACGGAGATGAAGATACTCCAGATGAAGATGGTTTATATCCTAAGTGGAACGGCGAAGCCCTTAATAAAAGACGCGGTGAAGTTACTGCCTCTACTTGGGCGCTTGTCTACCAGCAAGAGGATGTAACTGAGGATGCAATCTTCTCAGCACCTTTGGTGCAAGGCTGTGTCAATGGCATGCGTAAGCGTGGTCCACTAGACCCAAATAAGCCTGGACATCCAGACCGAGTTAGTGGCTATACCATTATCGGCTTTGACCCAGCAATGACTGGTAACTCAGCATTCGTGGTAATTAATTATAACGCTGCTGATAGCCGTATATATGTGCTTGACTGTGTAAACATGTCAGAGCCTACACCTGCAAAAATTAGAAACACAATTGAAGAGTTGGTTATTACACACCGACCTAATGAGTTGCGTGTTGAGATTAACGCACACCAGAAGGGCTATGCCCTAGATGATGATTTGCGCAACTGGCTTGCCCAGTATGGCTGTGACTTAAAGCCACACTTTACTGGTAAGAATAAATGGGACACAAATATGGGCGTAGCATCTATGTCTACGTTCTTTGGAACAATGCGTGAAGGCAAGTTCCAAAACAACAACTCAATAGAGTTCCCATCTACTGAAGGTTCTGAGGGTATGAAAGCCCTACTTCAACAGTTGATGACATGGAAGCCAAACACTAAGGGCAAGACCGACTGCGTTATGGCTTTATGGTTTGCCGTACTTAGGGCAAAAGAACTAATGCAAGCGTCTTCATTTACTAGCCGCTACAAAGAAAACCGTTGGGCTACTAAGGCGCAACTATCAAAACGTCAATCAATCAACCTTGATGCTGCATACCAAGAGCAGTGGCAAGAACAATTCGGTTAGGAAATCATTATGCCAGCACCACTCGTAGGAGCAGCCGCAGCAGCCGCTGCTAGATTAGTTGCAAAGAAACTTGCAAGTAATGCAGCAAAGAAAAGTCGTGATAAAATCTCAAAGAGTACTGCATCTACTCCAAAAGGCAAATTAATGATTCCATCTAACGCTCACCCTAAACTACACAGTAAGGTAAGCAAGAATGTTTCGACCAAGCCGTCTGCTGAAATGAAAAAGAGCAATTCTAAATTTTATCCAACATCAGGTGTAAAGCAAGCACAAAAAGAAAATGAACGTCTTGCTAAACCTCTTACTAAAGCAGAAATAAAGGCTAACGCTCGTGGACTTAAGGCTGCAAATAAGCCTGTATCTAAGAAGAATGCTGGACAGAATGCTAGCAAAATGAAGACAGATATAATCAAAAACGCTACCCCAGCGCGTGCCAATCGCACTCGCCTTGGTAAGAGCGCACTTAAGTCTAAGTAATTTTTAATCAATCGTTAGGACAATAATGTTATCAGTTAAGCAGATTGCGGCGCGTGTTGAGTCGCTAAAACACCGCGCCCGCGAGCGCGATTCTAGACATGAAGATGTCCTAGCAGTACGTCGTGGTCAAATCTCTAGCGTTTATCCTGACTTCTTTCCAGAAGGAGTAGATGCAAACGTAGTAGCAAACTTTATTGATGTTGTTGCACGAGACCTATCTGAAGTTATGGCTCCGCTTCCAGCGATTAACTGCTCTGCAATTAACCAGGTTGAGGATAAGTCACGTAAGTTTGCTGACACTCGTACCCGTATTGCTGCAAACTATTTCATTAATTCAGATTTACAAGTGCAGATGTATACTGGTGCAGACTGGTATCTCACATTTGGTTTCGTCCCTTTCATTATTAGAAAACCCTGTAGGTGCTTACCCAGAGTATGACCGCTATGGACGCTGCATTGCTTTTGCTAAGAAATACCGTATGACAGTTGCCGAATTAGTGTCTCAGTTCCCTGAGCACGAAGAAGGCATTCTTGGTAAAGATGGCTATGAGCAAGACATGAATAGTTATCTAACTGTTATTCGATACTATGATAAAGAACAGTCTGTAATTTATGTTCCAGACCGTAAAAACTACGCAGTATCAACAGCGGTTAATCCAATAAAGAAAATGCTAGTTCACATTGCACGTCGTCCATCTATCGATGGCGAAATGCGTGGACAGTTTGATGATGTACTTGGTATTCAATTGCTTCGAAATCGTTTTGCATTACTTGCAATGGAAGCAGCAGAAAAGTCAGTACAAGCACCACTTGTTTTGCCTAGCGATGTTCAAGAGTTTGAGTTTGGTGGCGATGGTGTCATCCGTACAAATAACCCTGCTGGTGTTCGCCGCGTAGAACTTCCTATTCCTGCTGGAGCGTTTAACTCACAGCAAGTTTTGCAACAGGAACTACGTACAGGAACACGCTATCCAGAATCTCGTAGCGGTAATGTTGATGCTTCAATTATTACTGGTCAGGGTGTGCAAGCAC